TGCGCAGCAAGTTGAGATAGCCCTGCTCGATCTTTTGGCTTGCTTTCCATTGCTCAAAGGCGGCCCGTTGAGCCGCCACGGACTGGTCTAGTTGTGACTTATAGCTTGCGACCGCCTGCGTGAGCGCGTTTTGCGACGCGATGGCATCGGCCAGTTGTTGTTCAAGGGTTGCCATGTGTTACGCCTTTCTTCAGTTGAAATAATTTTTAAGCAGTACCAGTCGGTTGGTGTCTGCTAAAGATTTGAGGATGGTGGCCATGTATGGAACCACGGTCATACCTACGTTGGGTGCTGCAGCTGTTACGTTGACTTGTGCGTCAGCGGTGGGGTCAATGGTCAGATCCAGGCCGACCAGCCACTCGAAGTTGGCACCCTTGTAGCCCAGCTCCACGCTGGTGGTGGACCAGTAGTACACCAAGGTGCTGCCGGCCCAAATGCCGATCTCGCGCACCCAGTATTCGTCTGGCCCCGCAAAAATGCTGTCCAAGTGGATCTGGTCGTTGCTGATGCGGGTGCCAAAGCAGGCCACGCGCTCACGCTCGTTGCGCAGGTTGATTCGGCCGTCGTCAATTGGGCCGCCAACGTCGCCAATGCTCATGTGGGTGAGCGTGAGGTCGCTGCCGGTGGCGGTGGCGTTGAATGTGGCCTTGCGCCCTGCAATGGTTTTGGTTGGCTTGAGGATCATGGGCTTGTGAACATGCAGAGGTTGATATGGGTTGCGGGCCGCAGGGCAGCAGCATCGCGCAAGCGGTGTGTCATGAGGTGGCGTGTCTGTGGTTGGACCTCCAACGTCATGTGTTGAGCGGTGCGCAGGGCTGCGGCATTGCGCAGGCGCGGCGTCAACAGGTGTTTTGTTTGCGGTTTGGCCGCCAGTGCGGTGTGCTGGGCGGGGCGCAGGACTGTGGCTTCGCGGTGGCGGCTTTGCAGGCCCACGCCAATGCGCAGGCCATAGCTGCGCGACAAGGGCTTGTTGCAGTCGATGACGGCTTTGATTTTGTTGGTCAGTGCTGGTGTCAGCAGTGGGCCTTCGGCTGTGCTGGTGCCTGCCAAGTCTGATCGGCTGATCAGCGTGGTGGCGCGAAACGTGCCCGGCGCACCCGGTGGGTTCATGGCCCACCATTCTTCGATGCGGGTGGTGGTGCCCAGGGGCTTGAGGGCGTTTTGCAGTGCCCACACGGTGCCTTTGCGCTGGTGCAGCAGTGGCGCGATGCGGATGGCTTCGCGCTTGACGTCTTCGGGCCATGCGGGGTCCCATTCGTCCACGCTGTTGGCCCAGGCCAGCCAGCCCAGCAGGTGGGCAGGGCAGGTGGCGTGGTTCCACATGGTGTCAAACGGGGTGGGCACATCGGCCACGCGCGCGGTGGCTTGCTCCAGGTCGCGTTCGAGCGCCGTGGCCTGTGGTGGCAGCAGGCTGGCTGTGCGGTCGGTGGGGCGTGTGCTCATGGCTGTGTCAGACGCTGAGCGCCACGCCGTTGATGCGTACGGCGATGCCCGTGCACTGCGCGGCCTTGGTCATGTCGAGCATCACGTCGGCTGCGGGTTGGTTGAGGATGACGCGCTCGACACCGGCCACATGGATCGCGGCGTCAAGCGCGCTGCGGGCAATGTCGCGGCCAAGTCGGCGGGGCGCGTCTTTGTAGGCGCGCAGGTTGGCGGCAATGAGCTGGCCGATCATGCTGTTGTCGGGGCCGGTGGGCATGATCACATCGGCGTCGATGGTGTAGCCCACCATGGTGGCAGGGCGCACGATGACGCGGTCGGCCACAGGGCGCAGGCCGCCCGATGTGTAGCCCACGGGGCCTGGCATGTCGGCGGCGGCTGGGATGGCCGTGACGGCTGTGGGCAGCACCACGGCTGCCACCAGTTTGCTGGCCACGGCTGCGAGTGTCTCGGCGCTTGGGGTTTGTCCACCACGGCCCAGCACGGTCACGACCACGCCTGCAGGCCATGGGCTGTAGGCGGTGGCGTCGCTCACATCGGGGTGTGCACTCAGGCTGTGGAAGACGTAGGCACCTTCGGGACCAGCAACGCTCTCGCCTTCGGGCTGTAGCAGCAGGCGGCGGCGGTAGTCGTCGTCGCTTTCCAGCTGCTGGGGCTGTGGTGGGCTGGCTTGCGGGTTGGCAGCTTGCAGCACCAGGCGGGTGGTGCCGTTGTAGTAGGTCACGCCGATGTGGTCGAGGTCGGCGCCTGTAGCAAAGGCCAGCATCAGGGCGCGGGTCTTGTTGTTTTCGCGTTGGCGCAGCAGGGTTTCGCGGTAAGCGCACACCTGCAGGATCTTGTAAGCGGGGTCGGCTTCGCTGATCGTGTTGTAGGCCGGGTCACGGGCGCGCAGGTCGGCGAGCATGTCGGCCAGGACTTGCTCGAAGCTGATTTGCTCGACTGACTGAGGCGGCTGCAGGGCGCTCAAGTCCAGTGTGGTGGCTGCACTTTTGTTCATGCATTGGCTCCCATGGGCACGTGCAGTGTGATGCTGTCGGCGGCTTGGGTGCCGTCTGTGCGGTTGGCTTGCATGACCAACTCGCGGCGACCGGTGTTGTCAGGGGGGCTCACGGTTATGCGAGTGGGCTTGATACGGGGCTCCCAGCGCAAGATGGCCATGAATGCGGCCGATGCCAGCTTGAGGTCCAGCGCGGGTGTCTGGGGGTGGTCGATCAGCTCGGGCACCAGGCTGCCATAGTCCTCGCGCATCACTCGAGTGCCCAGCGGGGTGCTCAGGATATCGCCAATGCTTTGGGCAATGTGGGCCGTCTCGCTCATGCGCTGGCCGGTTTGGCGGTGTGTGCCTGCGGTGCCTGTAGTGGCCAGGGTATTGGTCATGCGGGACCACCTGTTTTATCGCTACCACCTCGCACGCCGCCGTGGGTGTGTGTGTGCAGCACCACACCGTTGCTCCTGAGCGCTGCGCCCACGTGCGTGACAGTGCCGTTGAGGTTAGTGGCCGGGGTGTCCACGGTGACCGATTCACTGGCCTTGAGCAGCAGGGTTTTCATGCCGGTGAAGGCCATGGCCCCGGTTTCGTCGTTGTGGCTCATGCGGGTGCCGTCGGCAAAGTCGATGATGTGTTCGTGTAGGTCTGTGCTGGGGGCCGGGTCGATGGCGCAGTACAGGCTGCCAAAGACAACGGCGCTGGCCAAGTCGCCACAAGGGCTGAAGACCATGACTTGCTCGCCCACGGTGGGCACGCTCCAGACGCGGGCGGTGCCTGCGCGCATTGCGCCAAAGGGCAACCAGCCGGTGAGCAGTTCGCCGTCCTTCACCCGCACGCGGGGGGCTTTGGGGTCGGCCACATCCACCTCGGCAATGGTGCCGATGCGGATGAGGTTTTCGATTCTGCGGGCGAGGTCTGCAAGTGACATGCCGCCATGGTGCCCCTCGTGCGCGCGCGGGGCCAGCGCTTTGTGTTGTGGGCTTGAGGCCTACAACAAGAGGCAGGGTTTGACCCGGTTTTGGGGGTGTTTTCGGCGTGTTTCAGGCCTTGGCCAAGTGGTCCAAGATCAGATCGGTGATGCGCTGGGTGTCTTGTTCGCTGATGCCGATCAGGGGGCGGGCAGCGTATTGCACTTCGGGGCCTTTGCCTTTGTTGACCCGGTCGCGCAGGCCGTGGTGGTGGACCTGTGCGATCCGTTGAACGGCCCCTGCGAATTCGACCACGGCGGCGGTGCTGGTGGACCGGGCCTTGAGGTATTTGGCCAAGCGCAGTTTTTTGAACATCAAGCCCTTGCGCACGCCACGGCCTTGAAGCTGGCTGCGCAGCTGGGGTTTGCGGGGGGCGTAGGCGGTGCCGTCTGGCGCGGTTTGGGCCGCGATGCGGGTTTGGTTGGCGGTGCGCAGATCGGCGGCGATGCGGGTGGCCAGGGCTTTGCGACTGCTGGCATTGAGCTGAGCCAGCAGGCCACTGGCCCAGGTGGTGAGGTCGCTCAGGTCTTGGCTCATAACGATTCGTCAGGGATGGTTCAGGGTGCCGGGGGCACGTCCCATTCGGCGACCATTTCGCCCAGGACAAAAAGCTGCCAGTGCGTGATGCCCTCATACGGGTCCAGCGGGGGCTCGCCATGGTGCTGGGCTTTGGCGGTGCCGGTGGCGTCGGTGGTCACACTCACGCGCTCGCTGAGCTTGAGCTTGATGCCGAAGTCGTAGGTGTCGTGACTGAGGATGTCGGCCTCGAACGTGAAGGCATCGCCCAGCACGTCTGAGCCCAGCAGCAGCTCGGGCTGGTGTTGGCGCAGCCAGGTCAGGATGGGGATGATCACCGCGTCGCTGTGCCCGGCGTAGTCGGTCAGGATGGCATTGAGCGTGTAGTGATAAACGAACGAGTGGCTGGGGCCAGCTGTGGCGCTGATGTGACCGTGGTCGATGAAGGTGTGCAGGTGGTCCACGCCCAGGCCTGGCACTTGGGCCAACAGGTGGGCGCGCAGGCTGGCGGGTTTGTACACGGCGGTCAGTCCTGGTTCAGTGTGGCGCGGGTGGCGTCGTAGAGGGCGATGCAGGCGTTTCGCTCGCGGATGGCGGTGTCACCGTCAGCAGCGATGGCGACAAGAGCTTCAGCAGCCGATCGGTCAAGTTCGGCTCGCGCACCTTCGGGCCCAGTTCCAGCGGCAAAGCTGGGATCTGTGGCGGCTTGACCGGCAGCGGGGCAGTGGGCGGCGATTGACAGGCGCTGAGTACCAGAGCGGATGCCAGCAACAAGGCGATCTTGGCGAGTTTTGGCATGGTCGATTTCCTTGGCCAGGGCGGTTTTGAGTTGTTCGGCATGCGTGAGCAGGGAGGCTTCTTTAACGCGGGCCTGCGCTTGGGCTTGGGCTGTGGCTTGGGCCACTTGGGCGCGGTAGTCGGCAAGCGCCGTGCGGGCTTCGTCGCGCTGGTGGCGCATGGCACCGGCGGCAATCAGCAGGCTCAAGACCAGCACGCCGGTGAGTTTGAATGTGGCGGCTTGGAACATCACACGCGCCCCTTGTACTTGGCCATGCGGGTGCCCACCACGTCGGCCACATGGTGGCGCGATATGTCGCAGGCGCTGCGGTTGCCGTAAAGGGGCTTTTTGCTGGCGGTGCAGGTGCGCTCGATGTGTCCGGCCCACTGGTCCACGTCACACCCACGGGCCAGGCCACAGGCGCGGCGGTCGTTCATCGAGCGGCCCACGCCTGCGTTGTATGCCAGGTCGGTGAGCGCCAAGCGCAGCGATGGGTTTGGCGTGAGGGTGCTCACGCGGTTCCAGTTTTGCCGGGTCATCAAGACCATGACCCGCATTTGAAGGTCAGGACGTTGGTACACCGTGTCCCAGCGCAGATCGTTGAGGCCTCGCGGATCCAGCTTGCGCGATTCGGTCAGGCTGTCAAAGCGCAAAGACCCGTCGGCGCGAAAAGCCTTGGTCAATTGGCCCAGGCCTGCGCCTTCTTCGCGGGCAGATTTGAGCCGGGCCGTTGGACTCCAGCACATGCGTTTGATGGCTGGGCAGCCGCTTTCGTGTTCGATCAGCGCGCCGAAGTAGTGCGCCGGGATGGCTGGGGCCAGCTCTCGGGCCTGAGCGCCCAGCGTGGGCAAGTATGGTGCGGCCTGTGGCGGAATGTCGCGGGCCAAGTCGAAGGCATGCGCTGGCTTTGCCAGCAGGGCAATGACCGCCAAGATCAGGCCAGCGGCTAGACCCACGATGCCGCCAATGATGGCTGCGATGAAGTCTTTGATCATGGCTCAGCGCTGCAGCATGGCAAAGAAGATCAGCAAGCCGACCAAGACGATCGCACGCATGAGGCAGACACCCGAGTAGGCGATGGCCGCAGCGCGGTCGCCTTGTTTGGCGAGGTCATACAGGGCTTCACTGCTGGCCTTGCCCAGCAGCGCTTTTGTGATGGCGTACGCCAAGCCGGTCACCAGCAAGGCTTGCGCCCACAGCTGGATGCGCAGCAGGGTGTCTGCCCCTTTGCTCGGGTCCGTGTAGATGAACCAGCCGATCACGATCAACGGCAGCAAGATGAATTGGAAGAGGCGAGAGGTGAAGAACTTGGTCATGTGGGCTCCTGGTTAAAAACTCTTGGCGACGCGCAGGCCGTAGGCGGTGCCGGTGGCTTGCGTGGTCACTCCTTGGCGGGTGGTCGCGGTGTCTTGGCTGTGGCTGATTTGGGCCACGCCGTACCACTGGTCGGGCAGGTCAAAGCGCCAGGCAAGGGACTGGGTGGGCACGCGGACCACTTGCCCATTGGGGGGCTTGGCGTAGGTGGTGCGGTTGACGTATTCGCTCACGCCCAAGGCCACGCTGTGCCCCGGTGCTGGCCGGTATATGGCTTCCAATGTGGTGCTGCGGCCTACCCAGCTGTAAAGCAGGGCGGGGTTCATCTGGTCGCCGGAATACTGCGAGACGCTGGCACGCAAGTCCAGCTGGCGGGTCAGGTTGCCTTCGACGGCGGCATAAAGGGTGTCGTAGTCCAAGCGGCGCTGGTAGCTGCCAGCGCTGCTGTCTTGCGCTTGCTGTGTGTGCAGCCATGCCGCACGGGCTTGGATGCCGGTGGGCAAGTGCAGGGCGTTGACGCTCAGGCCATGGGCATCGTGCGACACCGTGGGACCGACCGATTTGTAAGGGCCCAATGTCTTGGCTTGGCCGTCCACACGCGGGCGGTACACACCGGCCATGCCGTCCACCACCCAATTGCCTGCCAGTGTTGACGCGTAGGCCTGAGCGCCAAACGCGCCTTGGGCCACTTCGTTGAGGCCGCTGTAGCGGCAAAAGGCGTCAGGCTCGCTCAGCCATGGGCTGCGGTTGTCGTATGTCCGGCACCACGACAAGCGGTAGGGCAGCACGCCCACGCGCACACCGGCACCAGGCAGAAAGCGCAGGTCGGCATCGAGCCGGTCCACACGCGTGCCTTCGACCTGGCTGGCTCGGGCCTGTGCGGTCAGGGTCAGCAGGCCCATGTCGGTGACTTCTTCGTGCTGGGCGGTACCGCGTGCCCATGCGGCCACTGAGCGCCATTCGTTGGGCGTGGCGTAGTTGGGCAGGTAGCGCACTTGGGTGTCTGGCGTGGCCCATGCGTCAACGCCTACGGTGCCGGTGGCGGTGGTGGCGTTGGCAGTGGTGCTGGCGATGCACAGCAGTGCGAACAGCGTCCAGACGATGGCGGCGAGGGTGAGCTTAGAAACAGGGCGCGACATCGCGGTCACCTCCGGTGTTGATGTACACATAACCCACCGCTGGTGGGCGGGCTGCAATTTGTTGAATGACCTGGCGGGGGCTTTGCACCATGACGATGCCCACGTCCACCACGCCGGGTGTCGTGGCCATGCGCTCGATGGCTTGCGCCATGCCTGTGATTTCTTTCGCCCCTGCACGGGGGAACAGCTCAACCAGGGCGCGCTCGGTGTCCGGGTGGTCGGCGGGCAAGATGACTGCGGTCACCCAGCGGTTCAGCAAGACCGGGCGACCGGTGTAGACCCGGCGCAGTTGCTCGGTGCTGAGCATGCCGCGTGGGTTGGTGCCGTCGGCGCTGCACAGCCATTCGACGGCGTGCGCTTGCGTGGCCAGCAGCATGGCCACGGCGATCAGGGCGAGGCGTTTGATCATCGTCCACCCACCTTGAGCTTCTCTTCCAAGCGGCTGAGTTTGTCCACCAATTGCTCGACTTGGCCTTTGGTGAAACTGGTGGCTCTCTCGATGTTGCTGGTGCTGTCTTGGAGCGACTTCAAGCTGCTCTCCAGCTTCTCGACGCGGTTTTTGGTTTCGCGCTGATCGGTTTCGAGTTGCAACACCTTGACCGGGCTTTCTTCCAGCTTTTTGATGCGCCCCTCGTATTCGGTGGCTTTTTGTCCACCCATCCAGATCACGACACCCAGGGCAAACATGGCACCCAAAATCTGCCAGTGTTTTTGGATGCCCGCGATGCTGATCGCGCCTTGGCCTTGCTGGGCCAGCTGCAGGCGCAGCATTTGCATTTCCATCTCTTGTTTGGTCATCGCGTCGTCGCTCATTTGTAGATCCTGTGGTGTTGGGTTGATCAGTCCCACAGCCGCACCGTGGCCACAGGGGCAGGGCGGGTGGTGGTGTTGGTGGTGGGCAGCTGCACGGCCACGCCTGCGGGCAGCACGGGGGGCAGGTGGGCCAAGTGGGGGTTGGCGGCCAGCACGGCTTCAACGGTGCCGGGCGTTTGGCCAAGGTGTCGCCAAACAATGCCGCTCAGGGTGTCGCCCTGAACGCTGCGCACCATGGTCATGGGGGTGGCTGTGCTGGTCATGGTCAGATCAGCTCGATCACGGTACGGGTGCGGCCCATGATGTCGCTCACGGCCCAGCGTGCATCGCGGCGGTGGTCATCTATCGGGTCGGTCAGTGCGTCGGCACGTTTGTGGCCTTCGGCGGTGGTGTCGAAGTTGCGCATGCGCTCGGCCAAGTTGGCGGCTGCGTAGCAGTAAACGGCGCGGCGGTACCGGAGCACGTTGAGGCTGACCAGGTCAACGGTCTTGGTGTTGGTTTCGGCCAGCGTGGTGCGGCCTTGGGCCTGTTGGTCTTGTGCCCAGGTGTCCAAGTCGGTGTTGACCAGGGCCACGGCTTCGACCAGGGCTGAGCGCAGGCGCTCGGGGGTGACGGTGCCGTCCAGGCGCATTTCGAGCCGGGCTTGGCCGGGATCAATGCGGGGCCAGAAGGGGCCGCTTTCGATGGCCGCTTGCATGTCGGGCTTGGCCACGGGCAAGGCGGCGCTCAGGTCGCCGCTGGTGGCGGGTGCCGTGCTGGTGGGGGTGCCGCTGGCGATCATGTGGGGGTACTGCTTAAAAAAAAGGTGGGCGGTGGTCGGGCTTGCGTTTTGACTCAGCAGAGCCGGTCAACGCGCAAGCCCGAGCCGCCCAGGGTGCGGGGTCGCTCGGTCAAGCGGTGGTGGCATCGCTGCCACCGCCGGTCTTTGTTTTGTTGCCTTCGGTGCCGGTGTAGGTCCCGGTTTCAGTGCCGGTACCGGCCTTGGCCAAGGCGCGTTCCAGCAGCTCGATGTCACGCTTCACGCCCACTTTTTCATGCAAGGTCATGGCGCGGCGCAGGTACTCAATCGCGGCTTCGGGCTTGCCTTCTTCGCGCATGGCATAGCCAGCGGCCTTGTAGAGCTTGGCGCGTACCTGGTCGGGCATGTCGTGCTCAAGCGTCAGGTCAATCGTCTGGCAAATCGCCATGGCTTCCATGGGTTCTTTGGCGGTGTTTTTGCGCAGCTCGGTGTCGGCCACTTCTTCGGCGATCAGCGTGGCGGTGGTGCGCTGGTATTGGTCGGGCAGGGTCATGCCGTGGCGCAGGGCGTATTGCGCGATGGGCAGGGCCTCGCCGTAGTCGGCGCAGTCCAGGTGCCAGACCATGGCGCTCATGAGCACGTCGTCTTGGGCACCGTTGCCGGCCAGGGCACCGGCCACATAGGCGGCGTAGTCGGGCAGCACTTTGCGCTTGTAGTCGATCTTGGCTTCGATGCTTTGGATCTGCTTCAAGCTGCGGCGGTCTTCGGCCAGCTTGGCAAGCATGAGTTCGTAGCCAGTGGCACCGGCCATGCTGTCGTCGGCTTGGGCGGCGCGGGATTCGGCTTCGGCCGTCATGCGCATAAAGTGTTCTTGGGCGGGGGTCAGCATGGTGGGGCTCCTGGTCTCGGGGGGCGTTGTGTGGGAGTGACCCACCGGCTGTGTGTGGCCGGTGGGTGCGGTCAGCGTTGAGCGATCAGCTCAGCGTGATGTTTTCTGCCACGCAGCCTGCGCCCAGGTCTTCCACCACGTAGCCTTCGTTCACCGACTCGTAGTTTTCGATTTGGTCGCGCTTGGCGTTTTCCACAATCGTGCGGCGGCGTGTGCCTTCTTGCCAGTAGATCGACAGGTTCTTCAGGCTGGTGACCATGACGGCCTTGGGTGGGAAGTAGGGCACCGCCACGGCTGGCAAGCCGCCAATGCGCTGGCTGCTCAAAATCACGTCTGCGGCCACGCGCTCGGTGTTTTTCTGGTTGTCCGCGCTGTTGAGCGTAGGGAAGTACTTCGCTGTCAGCAGTTGGCGGCCACAGATCACGACCATGTCGGGGTCTTCTTGATGCCAAGGGTCGATCAGGCTGCTGACCAGGTCGAACACCATCGCGTCCAGGTTGGCGTAGGTCTTGCCTTGGCCGACTTGGATGTCTTTGATGACGCGCTGTGCAGCTGTTTCGCGGTATTGCTGCAGCCAGCCTTTGTTCACGTCTTGCAGCAGGGGGTTGGCTACGCGGTCGCTGTCGGGCGAGCGCTTGACACCGTTGAAGCCGATGCAGATGCGGTCGAGCGCTTGGCGTCGAATGAGGCTGTCGCGCAGGAGGGTCTGGAATTCCGGGAACTTAGCCCAAGCGTCCAGCTGTGCATAGCGGGTGTGGGTGTCAAAGTTGGTTTGCTCGGCACGGTAGCGGCGTGCGTCCAGGGCCGACATATCGCGGGTTTTGCGGTCGTTTTTGGTCGTGTCGGTGGTGCCAGCGATGGTGCCGCTCACGCCCAGGCCGACTTTCTCGCCCTCTTGATCGCTCACGCCGAAGATGTTGATCTTCTGCAAAAACTCGCTGGACTCTTGAATGCGGGTTTCGAGCTTTTGGGCGACGGTGGGGTCCACCGCAAATTTCTTGTCCAGGTCTTGAACGTTCTGGCCGTTCAGTTTGGCGACTTGTGCCAAATAGGCGTTGTATTGGACGCGGGTGCTGCTTTGCATGATGCGGTTCCTTGTGGTGATGGGAAGGGTGTGTGACAGGCTTGGTGGGGGTGCTGGCTATCAGCAGTCGGTAACGACTGCGCCGGTGCCGCCTGTGGCGGGTGGGCGTTGGCTGTGGTTTTGTGTGCCGCCGGTTCCGGTACCGCTGGTGCCAGCGGGTGTGTTGTCCAGCTTGGCGGTCAGTGCGGCCAGGTCTTCGGCGGTCTTTTTGTGGGCGGCTTCCAGCGATGTGAATTTGTCAGCAGCGGCTTTGGCTTCGGCCTTGGCGGCGGCTGCGTCGTCCACGGCTTTGGCGGTGCTGGTGGCCAGCAGCTCGGTGGCTTGGCGCACGTCTTCCAGGTTGGCGTCGGTTTTTTTGGCGCTCAGGCCCAGCATGTCTTTGACCTTGGCCAACAGGGTGGTGCCTTCGGGTGCATCGGCTTCAAACTCGATCACGGCTTCAGAGGCTTCGCTGAAGTGGTTGCCGGGGTTTTGCTTGCGGCCTGCCAGTGGGCTCTTGTCACCTTGGGCGGCACTGAAGGCCAGCATTTCGGTGCCCAGGCTGGCGGGTGTATCGGTCACGGCCAAGCCCACCAGGTAGGCTTTTTTCGTGTCAGCAAACGAGGGTTGGATCTCCACGCTGGTGTAGATTTTTTGGCGGGCCTTGGTCATGGCCACCAGCTCGGGTGTGGCGTCGATCTTGGCGAACAGGGCCAGTTTTTTCACGCCACCGATGTCGACCTCTTCGGCCTTCACTTCGACCACGTCACCGTAGGCCTTGAAGGCACTGTCTGGGTGGTAGCTCTTGATGTGCTCGATGTTGACCCGTGCACCGTAGGTGGTTGGGTTGTACTGCGCGGCCATGTCGGCAATCCATTGGCGGTCGATGGTGCGTCCATCGACAGTAGCGCCTTCAACGGCGACGCGGAAAAACTTCGAGGGTTTGGCCATGGTGATTCCTTCAAATCAGGTGGGTGACAAAGGGCTTGTCGGTTCGGGTGATGTGTATGGTGTCGCCTCGCGCGCGCAAGGGAAAGCGCTTTGTGTTGTGGCTTTGAGCCCTACAACAAACAGTGCTTCGCGCGCGCGCGTAAGCCCGGCAAAGTGGCGGTCATGCTCGAAAACGTTGTACCGACTGACCCCAAAAAATCACCCGATGTGGTGAGCGCCCAGGACTTGGCCGTCGTCAAAGAATTGACGCATGGCATGGACCCGCGCCGCGCCGCACGGGCCATGTACTGGCGCGGCTACAAGGTGCACCACATCGCCAAGGTGATCGGCGAGAAATACACGACGGTGTACTCATGGAAGCGGCGCGACAAGTGGGAGGCCACGGCCCCGTTTCAGCGCATCGAAGCCGCGCTCGATGCGCGCCTGCAGCTGCTGATTGCCAAGCCAGACAAGACCGGTACCGACTTCAAAGAGATCGACTTGCTGGGTCGCCAGATCGAGCGCATGGCGCGGGTGGAAAAGTACAGCAACGGTGGCAATGAGGCCGACCTGAACCCCAAGGTTGAAAACCGAAACGCCCACCAAAAAGATGACACCTGGAAGAAAAAACGCGATGCAAAGAAGAAGGCCGACGCGGGGTATTCCGAAGAACAGGTGGAGCGACTGGTCGAGGCCTTCCACGATGAAATCTTTGACTACCAAAAGGTCTGGTACCAGGCAGGCCTGACGAACCGCATTCGTGACTTGCTCAAGTCTCGCCAGATCGGTGCCACTTGGTACTTTGCGCGTGAAGCGCTGGTCGATGCCATCGAGACTGGGCGCAATCAGATCTTCTTGTCCGCGTCCAAAGCGCAGGCTCATGTCTTCAAGCAATACATCGTCGAGTTCGCCAAGAATGCCGCCGACATCGAGCTGCGCGGGGATCCGATCAAGCTGCCCAACGATGCCACGCTTTACTTCTTGGGCACCAACAGCCGCACGGCACAGAGCTATCACGGCAACCTTTACTTTGACGAGTATTTCTGGGTGCCCAAGTTCCAAGAGCTGCGCAAGGTGGCCTCGGGCATGGCCATCCACAGCAAGTGGCGTCAGACCTACTTCAGCACGCCCAGCAGCATCACGCACGAGGCCTATCCGTTTTGGACCGGCGACCTCTTCAACAAAGGCCGGGCCAAGGATCAGCGCGTGAAGGTGGACATCACGCATGCGGCGCTCAAGGACGGCATGCGAGGGCCGGACGGTCAGTGGCGTCAGATCGTCACCGTCGAAGACGCGCTGGCCGGTGGCTGTAATCTGTTTGACCTGGAACAGCTGCGCTTGGAGTACAGCCCCAGCGAATACGAAAACCTCTTGATGTGTCAGTTCTTGGACGACTCGCACAGCGTGTTTGGCCTGAGCCTTTTGATGCGATGCTTTGTGGACGCGTGGGTGGAGTGGGACGACTTCAAGCCCTTCGCCACGCGCCCGTTTGGGCACCGTCAGGTGTGGATCGGTTACGACCCATCCAACACCGGCGACCGGGCCGCGCTGGTGGTGGTGGCCCCGCCACTGGTGGCGGGTGGAAAGTTCCGCATCCTCGAAAAAATCGAGTTCCACGGGCTCGACTACCAGGCGCAGGCCGACCGCATCGAGAAGATCACCAAGATCTACAACGTGGGGTACATCGGCATCGATTCCACCGGCATCGGCTCAGCCGTCTACCAGCTGGTGCGCAATTTCTTTCCAGCGGCTGAGGCGATCAGCTACAGCCCAGACGTCAAGAGCCGCATGGTGCTCAAGACCCACGACGTGATGACCAAAGGCCGCTTGCAGTTCGACGCAGGCTGGACCGACTTGGCCGCGTCTTTCATGAGCATCAAAAAGGCCATGACCCCCAGCGGTCGCCAGATCACCTACCAGGCAGGCCGCTCCGAAGACACCAGCCACGCCGACTTGGCCTGGGCCACGATGCACGCCGTCGCCCATGAGCCATTGGAAGGCATCACCGCAAACAAGCAATCCATTTTGGAGATTTACTGATGACCGACACAAGCCACAGCACAGCACTGGCCACCATCGACACGCCGCAGGCGCCTGCAGCACACACCGAGGTGTTCACCTTTGGTGACCCGGTACCGGTGCTGGATCGGCGCGAATTCCTCGATTATTTGGAGTGCGTGCCCTACGGCAAGTGGTACGAGCCGCCCGTTAGCTTCAACGGGCTGGCCCTGACGTTTCGCGCCGCGGTGCACCACTCCAGCCCGATCTTCGTCAAGCGAAACATCTTGGTGCGCTGCTTCAAGGGGCACCCGCTTTTGAGCAAGGCAGCATTCAGTGCCTTGGTGCTCGATTTTTTGGTCTTCGGCAATGCCTACCTGCAGCGCACCCGTGCCATGTCTGGCCGGTCTTTGTCGCTCAGTCACATCTTGGCAAAGTACGTGCGGCGCGGCAAAGACCTGTCCACTTATTGGTGGGTCCAAAACTACCGCGACGAATTTGAGCTGAAAGACACCTTCCACCTGCGCGAGCCGGACATTAACCAAGAGGTGTACGGCGTGCCCGAATACCTGAGCGCCCTGAACTCGATCTGGCTCAACGAGGCCGCCACGCTGTTTCGCCGCCGGTATTACTCCAACGGCTCACACGCCGGGTTCATCCTGTACATGACCGACGCCGCCCAAGACCAGGCCGACGTGGACAAGATGCGCGAAGCCCTGAAGGCCAGCAAGGGCCCCGGCAATTTCCGCAATTTGTTCATGTACGCGCCCAACGGCAAAAAGGACGGCATCCAGCTGATCCCCGTTGCCGAAGTGGCCGCCAAGGACGATTTCGGCGGCATCAAAAACACCACCCGCGATGACCAGTTGGCCGCGCACCGCGTGCCCCCCCAGATCCTGGGCGTCATGCCCAACACCACAGGCGGCTTTGGCGACGTAGAGAAAGCCGCAAAGGTCTTCAACATCAACGAAATCGAGCCGCTGATGGCCCGCTTCGAAGAGCTCAACGACTGGCTGGGCGAAAAGGTGATCGCGTTCGATCCCTATGCCCTCGCGGTCCAAGAATCAGGGCAGGGGGCCAAGCCCCAAGCCTGACGAGAGTGACGAGGCTGTGCACCGCGAATGCGCAGCCTCGCCATCGGAAACACAGTTCAGACCTGTGAATCAAACCAAGACCCCCGGCCACTGCAGCGGCGGGGATATTTTAATTCACTTTGATTCAAAGTGAATCACTTTGATTTACACAATGACAAAACCTTTCTTTCCATGGATTGGCGGCAAGCGCCGTCTGATCAAACACATCCTCCCCCTGTTCCCTGAGCACACGACCTACGTCGAGCCTTTCTGTGGCGGGGCCGCGCTGTTCTTCGCCAAGGAGCCATCACAGCTCGAGGTGATCAACGACATCAACAGCGAGCTGGTCAATCTGTACCGCGTGGTCAAAAACCACCTGGACGAATTGGTCCGGCAATTTCGCTGGGATCTGGTCTCGCGTGAGCAGTTCGGCTGGCACAAAGGCCAGCCCACCGAGCAGCTGACAGACATTCAACGGGCCGCCCGGTTCTTCTACCTCCAGCGCACCGCCTTCGGTGGAAAGGTCGAGGGCCAGACCTTTGGTGTGGACGCCACCCGCGCGCCTCGCCTGAATTTGCTCAGGCTCGAAGAGGATCTGAGCGACGCCCATTTGCGCCTGAGCCGGACCATGGTGGAGCACCTGCCCTGGGCTGATTGCATCCAGCGCTACGACCGGCCCGGCACGCTGTTCTACTGCGACCCACCGTATTGGGGCACGGTAGGCTACGGCGTCGAATTCGGCCTGGACAACTACACCCGCATGGCAGAGCTGGCCAAGTCCATCAAGGGCCGCATGATCATCTCGGTCAACGACATCCCCGAGATGCGCCAGGTCTTCGCAGGCCTGACCATCAAGACCGTGGACATCACCTACACCGTCGGCGGTGGCGGCAAAGGCACAAAAACCCAAGAGCTGATCATCACCAATTGATCCCGATCATCCCCACCCGCTTCACGGCGGGTGGATCAGGGTTTGCCCTAGTGAATATTTTTTGAGGCCTTCCGTGTATATGTGTTTAAACACCTATATAATTCACCCATGGGCAGCAAACAAGCCGCCCACCGCCCCGGCGGTACCGGGTTTCACAGCCGCTTAGGCTGCACAGAAAGACCGATATGAAAACATTCCAAATCATCTCAGCCCAGGGCACTCAGTACGTCAGCGCATCGTCTAAATCTGCAGCGTCGATCAAGTTCACGGGCATGCGTCCAACAGCGGCCATCAAGCTGGGACAAATCGAATCTATCAAGCGCGTCGAGGGCTGATACACTTTAAGCCTCACTGCCGCAAAGGCAGCTCAGAAGTAATACTTAAAAAGAATGACCTACTGCCGAACAGGCAGATCAATCACCGCCGAATTGGCGGCATAGAAAGGTTTTTATGAAAAAATTCAATGTTGTTTTGACAGTCGAGGATGGTGTTTCGGCTGCGTACGTCAATGAACTTTACGTCGGGGAATATGACACACGTCGTGCTGCTATCGCGGAATTTAAGAGGTCAGGTGACCGTCTTCAAAAGCTCAAAGATGAACAAATAAAGTTCGTCGCAGAGCAACAAGCAATCATGGATGCCAAAGCTGTTGCCGCCGATGCTGCATACCGTGAAAACAAATTCAACCAGGCCAGGCTTTGGGCTGAGAATTTCCGGAAAAATGGAGATGCCGAAGGCGTCAAAATTGCAGAGAAAGAGATGCGGCTTTATGCATGAATACCGGATTTACCTTAACGACGAATTGCTGTGCAAGACGGACTGGCCGCCACGTGCGCAAGCTGCGTGGCACAGAGCCAGCCGTGATCGTGATGCAGCGCAGCACGGCGGTGAGGCCATCATTCTCAAAGACGGTCGGGAACTGGCCCGCGTCCAGCCCCGTACGGGGGCTGGGCACCCATGGCCTGACAGCGATGTGGGCGTTGCTGACATGCACGATGTGGTCAAGACAATGCTCACTATGCTGCGGCACGCGGGCATAGACACACCGGCCCTTGCCCAATCTTGTACAGATGCAGGGCTTCCCATGACACGCGCCCGCATTGATGCACTGCGGGGCAGTACACCCGGCAAGCGCACGGCTGTTTGCGAAGCTGAGGTTGTCGTTCTATTGAGTGCGGCTATTCCGCTGCTCAAAAAAAATGACTGAGGCCCAATTCAAGGCACTGGCCCAACTCCTGCGCCTGCGCACCGGCCCAGCGCAAGAGGCTGCGGCACTCGTCTTTGTCGATGGGCAAGCTGTAGCCGATGCTGCACGAGTTGTTGGCATGACCTACCAGGACGCCTACGCCGCCGTCCAACGCGTGCGCGCAGGCCTTGAGCTGGCCCGCAAAGCCGTCACCTGACCCGTATCAACCCGGATCACCCCCAAACCGCCCTCGGGCGGTTTTTTTACGTCCAGCTCTTCGCGTATTCATCAAAGGCTTCTTTGGGGGATAGCCCCGGATTTGAGAGCAGCGGGCCAGCCCAGGGCATGGTCGACACGTAATAGGCAGTCGCCATGTTGCCAATCTGCAGCTCGCAAATAAACAGTTGATCGGCTGGGTCCATGCCTGCTGCTTCGAGCCACGCGGAGGGGATGAGGTTTGTATTCATCCTGCCATCTTCACCGCGCAAAACAGCCTTCCAAGGGGTGTTTTCCGATTTTCACCCAGCCACCCCCTACCAAGACCGCCAGCGCGCGGTCGAGACCCCGCCTCGCCCGCGCGCTTTGTAGGCCCCGTTTTCTGCACTGCACAGCCGTGCGTGAATGGCTGCAGGCTGCGGGCCGTGCGTGGATCGTTGTGATTGGTGCTCCCTGCACCGCGTATCAGCTTATGTAGGCGGACACTGACTTATGGAGGGGCATGGAAAACGGCCCCTGAATCCGTTTTGAAGATTTCGAGTAGGTAACCTTTGTAACCAAACAATCAAAAACCG